CGGGTCGGCGTCGTCGTCGGGGTCCTCCTCGTCGGCGAGCGGCCGTTCGGTGTCGTCGTCGACGTCGTCGAACGCGGGGTCGGGTTCGTCCATCAGCTCGCCGCCGGCGTCGGGCACGTCGGCCGGGTCGGCGTCGTCGGGCACGTCGTACTCGTTCACTTGCCGCCTCCGATCAGATGGCCGATGTAGCGGTGCCGTTCGCGCCGGTTGCGCCTCTCCCAGCCGTTGCGCTTGGCGGCGCGCTCGATCCCGCCGCGGCGGGCCTTCAGCCACTTCTTCGCGGCGATCGCCTGCTGGTGCGCCTTCGGCACCTTGTTCCAGCCGCCGTGGCGCTTGGCCTTGGCGCGCGCGTTGACCAGCCGGTCGCGCTGGCGGCGCTCGTCGGGCTGCAACGACCGCCGGCCGGTCGGCCTGGGCTTGGCGGGCTGCCCCTTGTGACGGTCCTGGCCCGGCGTGTAACGGAAGTGCCACCACTCACTGGGGGCGTCTGACCAGCGTTTTTGCCAGCCGTGCTCGGCGCCGTGCTGGTTGATCAGCCGGGCCATGGTCGGGGTGGGGACGTCGACGGTGGTCCCCCAGCCGTGGTTTGAGGTTCCGGGGCGGGCGGCGAGCGCGCCGCGGCCGCTGGTGTACAGGTTCCAGAAGTACACCTGTTCCTCGTAGGTGCGGTACGCGGTCCGTGCCGACGTGGGGCAGATCCACACCCCGGCTTTGGAGCCGATGTGCTGGCGCAGGCGGAGCCAGGAGTTGGCGACGTCCTTGTGTAGCCGGCCGCCGGGGATGGCTCTGAGGTCGCTGGCGGGGAGGCGTCCGTTGGCGGCCATCAGGTCACCTCGGCGACGGGTCGGCCGTTGGCGATCGGTGCGAGCTTGACCGCATCATGTCTCCTCAGGGTTTAGCTTCCTCGTCATCATGGGCCGCAAGTCGCAACGCCCCGACATCAAGATCCCCAACTCCGTACCAACGTCCGCGTTGAAGGCGGAACTAGAGCGACTCAATGCCGTTCGTCCCGGGCGGTGGCGTCGGTTGCGCGAGCGGCTGCGGCTACGACGCCCTCGCGGCTAGCCGACCCTGATCGGGCGAAGCTCGATCCTGCGACGAGCCCAAGCCCCCGTGCCGCCGCTCACGCGATAGACCATGTTGACCGCCATCCCGGCGGTGAGGCCGTTGGCAGCAAACGAACGAGCCACGCCGGCTCCAACCGCAATCGACGCCGATGAGTAGACATGCGCCGCGTTGTCGTCATTGGCGGGGGTCGTGGCCCCGAACATGGGCGACGCGTAGGTACCGAAGCCGGCGGCGGTCTGGGCGTACAGCGACATGAAGCCCCGGTAATTGCCCGCAAGCGGCGCCGTGACCCCCGGGCCACCCTGGCCGGCATACGTCGTGTTCCCTGCCGAGACCGTGGTGACAACCTCGGCGGCTAGCGACGAACCGCCGAGGAACATCCAGCCGTAGCCGTCGAGCCCGCCCCAACCCGAGGCGTAGCGCAGGTGCCAGATCACGCCCGCTGAGGCGTTGTTGTAGTAGATCTCCTGGCCGTCGATCGGCGCGCCCGGGAGGGCCGAAACGAGCGCGGGCACGGGCGCGACGGCGAGCCACGCCGAACCGGTGTCATAGCTCAGCGCGCCGGTGTCGGTCGCGTAGTGGAATCGTCCCGCAACGCCGGCCGCGGGCCGCGCCGCCGCGGTGCCCTGGACGAACGCCGGTGTGGTCGGGTCGAGTTTGTTGGCGAGCGCCTGCATGTCGCGCGGCACGTCGACGGTGTCGGCGCCCACCGGGTACGGCAGCGCCAGCCTGGGGGTGGTTCCTGCCATGTGTCAGCCAGTCCTCGTGTTGTCGCGCAGGTCGTTGTAGGTGGCGTAGTGCGTCTGAAGCGTCGTGTAGGTGCCACCCGCGGCGGTCATCGCGTCGTAGTCCCACCCGCTCACCTGGTGGTAGTCCAGGACGATGCCGCCCGGCTTCTGCGCCAGCAGCAGCGCGAGCACCGCGGCCGGGTCGGGGGTCTCGCTGCTGAGGGTGACGATCTCGACCACGTACGCGTCGCCGCCGTAGCGTTCGCGGAAGTAGACGGTCTTGGTGCCGGTCAGCGCGAACGCGGCGGCCGACGCCAGCGCGGCCGGGGTGCCGGTGTGGTAGCGGCCGAGCTGCGCGATCAGCTCGCGCCAGTCCGACGCGGGAAGGCCGGCGGGGAGCTGGACGCCGACGATCTGCGCCAGCCACGGCAGCGCGAAGTCCGGGCACAACGCCGGGTCCAGCAGCGGCGCGCCGGGCGGCACGTCGCCGTCGGGGTCGAACACGGCGCCGACCTGGTCGATCATCAGGTTCAGCGCCTGGCTGAGGTGCGCGTGCGCGTACCCGTAGGCCGGGTCGTCGGGGGCGAGCGGGCCGGTGCGGTCACGCAGCCGCTCGCCGAGCGCGGTCAGGGTGGGGGCGGTCACGGCACGTTGACGGTGATCGTGAACGTTCCCGGCAGGGTCAGCGGGGCGCGGCCGGGGAGCGTGATGTCGGCGGTGGCGAACGTGCCGCCGGCGACGCGAATCTGGACCGTGTTGACGTAGTGCACGCCGAGCGCCCGGTTGAGATAGTCGACCGCCTCGTAGACGCGGACGGTGGTGTCGGGCAGCCACGTGGTGGCGTCCGACCCGGTCAGGTCGGTCCCCCACGTCGACGGGTCAAGCCACGTGGCCAGCATCGCCTCCGCCGCCGCCTGCACGTCGCTCGCGACCTGCCCGGGGAACGCGGTGACGGTGGCCTGCACGTCGATCGTGGTGTACGTCGGCGGGATCACGTAGACGAGGAAGTTGACCTCGCGCGCCCCGTCGAGCGTGTCGAACACGCGTTGCATCACGGTCGACGGCGGGCCGGTGCCGTCGCTCTCGGTGATCGCGACGGTGACGCAGCGCGGCACGTTGGTCGCGCCGCTGGGGTCGCTGCGGGGCGTGCCGACGCCGCCCTGGGCGGTGGACGGCTGGTAGAGGTCGATGGCGAGGGCGCGGCCGACGTCGGGGTCCTGGCGGGCGAGGACGGCGAAGTCCTGCGGCAGGATCGGCCCGGGCGCGTAGATCGACAGCGCGTCGGCGAGCCGGTCGAGGTACTCGTCGTCGGTCTCGGCGTCCGTCCCGCTGGCGGTGTCGGCCGAGACGGTGATCGTGGTGACGCCGTCGATGACGTCGACCAGCTCGCAGGTGCCGCGGCAGCCGTTGCCGTCGGCGCCGCCGGCGGCGGCGGTGATCGTGACCGTCTGATCGCCGCCGCCGGCCGGGGCGGCGAGATCGGTGTCGGTGAGGAACAGGACCGGGTCGCCGGTCGGGCTGGGCACGGCGAGCTGGGTGTTGGCGTCCATCATCACCGCCCCGACCGTCGCGTCCCAGGTGACGGTGGCGGTCCCGGTGGCGGGCAGCGCGTCGCGGGGGGCGACGCCGAACAGGCTGTTGCCGAGGTACGCGAAGATCGCTGGTGGGACCTGGGCGGCCTGGTCGACGACCTCTCCGGCGATCTGCGAGTTGGCCTCCAGGAGGACGGTTTCGACGTTGCCGGGGCGGGCGACGAAGCCGGGCAGGTTCTGCTCGAGGTAGTCGATCCCGAGTTGCAGCAGCGCGTCGGGGTCGGTGATCAGGTCAAGTTCGATGTAGGCCGGCATCTAGTCGGTGTCGGGGGTCTGGTCGGTGGTGGTGGTGACGCTGACCGCCAGGCCGGCGGCGGTCGGGTCGGCCGGGTCATAGGCGGCCTGGGTGATCTGGATCGCGGCGCGCGGTTCGTACGCCTCGACGGCCGCCTCGATGTCGGTGCCGTCGACCGGTTGCTGGGTGATCTCGTGGGCGGCGATCCCGAACTCAGGCCGCTCGATTCGTGAGCCGAGCTCGAAGCTGCAGATCACCGCGACGGTGGTTTGCAGCTCCTCGAGCGTGTCCTGTTGCACGGTCACGAAGCTCGGGCCGACGACGCGGAGGGGGAGCGCGAGGTGCGGGACGCTGTCGGCGAGCGCGGCCATTTAGCTGCCCGATGCGAGCTGGTCGTAGGTGGTGGCGTCGCGGACGAGGATGCCGATCGGTGCGCCCGGCCACACGCCGGCGACCTTCGGTCCGTACATGCGGCCCGAGGCGACGTCGAGGTAGATCGCGCCGTCGACGCCGGCGCCGGCAGCGGGCGCGCCGGTGCCCGAAACGAATGTCGACGCGCCGCTCGGACCCTGCGGCCCCTGTATGCCCTGCGGGCCTTGCGGCCCGGTCGCGCCGACCGATCCCTGCGGACCGGCGGGGCCTTGCGGGCCCGTAGCGCCCGTCGGACCGGTCGCGCCGGTGTCCCCCTTCGGTCCCTGCGGGCCGGTCGCCCCGACGGGTCCCTGCGGGCCTTGGGGGCCGGCCGGTCCCGGCGGCCCGGGCTGGCCGGGGACGCGCACGACGGCGGTGGTCACCTGGTTGTTGGCCGGCGGCGCGCCGCCGCTCGCCTCCAGCGTGACCGGGAATTGCCAGTAGACGCCCTGGTCGACGCCGCCGGCGGTGAGCCGGTAGCGCCCCCACTTCGTCGCGTCGTCGCGGTCCTGCAGGTAGAGTTCGTCGTCGACCTCGAGGTTGGCGAACACGTTGGTGGTGTCGACGCCGGCGTCGCTTTGCTCGGCGAGATTGACGACGGTCGCGGCGGCCCAGGTCGCCGCGTTGATTCCGACCTGCCCGGCGGCCGCCGAGGTCGTCGACGTCGTCCAGCGCCACGTGCCGCTGAGCACGTCGCCACCGCCGCCGCCGCCGCCGTCGGCGGGGCTGACCAGCCAGTAGCGGCCGTCGGCGGACATCGCGATCAGCGCGTCGGTGCCGTCGCTGGCAGTGGTGGTGGCGACCAGCGGCCCGTACAGCGCGCGGTCGGACCGGACGCGCAGGTAACGGTCGCCCTGCTGCGTGACCAGGACCCCTTCGAGCAGGCTGTGGTCGGCCTCGACCGGCGGCCGCGGCGCGGTGAGTTCGTTGAGCGTCGGCATCGGTCAGACCCCCGGCCAGTGACGCGGCGTGAAGCCGCTGGTGGGGCGCGGGGTGGAGCGCATGTGCGGCCCGTTGCCGCCGGACCCGTAGGAGCTGGTGTCGAACCGCCACCACTTCCCGAGGCCATGGAACTGGATCCACACATGCTGGGCGTTGGCCCACACGGTGAGTTGCTGCCCGCGGCCGTAGCTACCCCAGTTCTGGGCGATGGTGCCGGACACGTCGACCGGGCCGCCGATCCGGTAGCCGAGACCGGCGGCGGCCAGCGCGGCGACGACGCTGCCGGAGCAGTCGTATCCGCCGCCGGACGGATGGCCGGCGCGGGCGTGCCCGCCGCCCCACACGTACGGCAGGTTCTGCGCGCTGATCGCCCGGGCGGCGTCGTAGACCTGTTGTGCCTTGCTGGCGCCGGCGCCGGCGGCGACTCCGGTGAGGCGGACGCCGCCGGTCGCCTCGACCGCGTTGGTGACCCGCTGCTCGCGTTCGTTGGCGGGCTCGAGCTTGGCCTTGCCGGGCTGCTTGAGCGTGATCTCCGCGGTCGCCGCGAACCAGTCGCGGCGGATCGACGCGACCAGCCAGCGGCCGTCGGGCGGCCCCCACCCGTCGAGCACGATCACCGACCCGGGCGGCGCCCCCCACCGCTCCAGCGCGACGGTCAGCGTGGCTTCGGAGACGGGTTTGCTCCAGTCGACGTCGTAGGTGAGTTCGATCACCGCCGGGTCGTCGGCGGTCAGCGTGTACCGGGCGCGCCGCCGGTACAGCGCGGGTTCTGACATGTAGTACAGGGAGCGGCCGACGACGAAGCAGCGCCAGCCGACCTCCTCGGCGAGGCGTTGCATCGCCGTCCAGGAATCCTCGTCGCTGTTGCGGGCGTACTGGTAGGGCTTGGTGATCCACTGACTGCCGCCGAGCTGGCCGGCGGTGCCGAACACGTCGATGCCGGTGCCGCCGGTGTCGCCGCCCCACGCGTGCAGCCAACTGGCGGCGTTGGTGTACTGCTGGTCGTAGCGGCCGGGGAACGCGGAGCCTTGGACGGCCTGGGCGACGTTGCCAGCCGACCATGACGGGTGCTGGCGGGCCAGCGCGATCGCGCCGCCGCGGCCGGTGAATCCCTGGGTGAGGAACAGGTGCACGACGTGCGGCACGTTGCGGCGGCTGGCGACGCTGCCGTGCATCGACAGCAGCTGCAGCACGCCGACGCTGCTGGCATCCCCGTAGCTCAGGTTGAGCATGTTCGACTCGACCAGGCACGCCTCGATCAGCGCCAGCCTCGCCTTGCCGGTCGCGCCGTCTTGGTCGGCCTGCGCGAGCACCTGACTGCCGACGCGGCGTTGCGCCGGGTTCGCGGAGCGGCCGTCGCTGCCGAGCACGCGCGCGCCGGGCGCCAACCCGGCCGCCTGGTCATCCGCCGCCGACGACGACCCGCCGCCCGTCGACCCGGTCGCGGCCTGCTGGGTCACCGCCAGCCCGGTGGTGGCGGCAGCGGCGGCGGGCTGGTCGACGGGTTGGCGGACGTCGAGCTCGGGGCACACGAACCGGTACTGACCCTTGGCCGACTTTATCTCCCGGAGCAGGCTGAGGATGAATTGGGCGCGGGTGATGTGCGCCCGGTTGGCGCGCTTGGATCCCTTCTTGCGGCGCAGCCAGTACACCAGCCGGTCCTCGAAGGTGAGTTGCAGCTGCCGGTTGGAGTGCGTGTAGCTGACCTTCACGAGCCGGAAGGTGACGCCGTCTAACGTGACCTCGACGCCGCGGCCGAGGACGTCGGGGGCGAGGATCGGGTCCCAGCCCTCGTCGACGGCGACCGGGTCACGCTCGAACGCGCGGCGCGCCTTGGCGGTCATGAACCGCGTCCGGGGCGCGGTGCGGCCGGCGGCGAACAACTGGCCGCGCGGGTCGGTCAGCGTCATGGTCAACGTGCTGGCACCCTCGATCGTGCGTTCCAGGCTGAGCGCGCCGATCGCACCCTTGACGTCGAGGTCGGACACGCCGCGGTCGACCCAGTCGAGCACCAGCTGCTGCAGGTCGAGGCTGGGGTCGAGGCCGACGTTCTCCCAGCGCTGCCATTGCTTGAGCGTGAGCGACCGGTCGGTGACGGCGGGAACCGTGGCCATTTCAGTGGCGGTGGTGGGCGTGATGCTTGTGCGGCGCGGCGACCGGCACCCGCAGCCGGATGCTGGCCTTCAACGCCTGATTGGCCTTGCGCACCGCCTTGGGGTTCAGCTCGCGCAGGTCGGTCCACTTGCACTTGACGCGCCGGGCGATCTTCGCGGGCGTGTCGCCGTGCTTGACGGTGATGGTGCGGGTCTTGCCCTTGGGGGCGTCGCGGGCGCCGCGCTTGATCCGCATCAGCGACGGCGGCACGTACTGACGCAGCGTGACGGTGACCGGCTGCCGGACCGGGTGCCCGTCGGACGGGCGTAGCAGCGGGTCGCCGAAGTCGAGGTTCTCGATCACCCACCGCCGCGCCCCCAGCGGGAGGCCCCAGACGGTGACGATCCCGGGCGGCGATTCGGTGTCGCCGCGCGCCAGCGTGATCAGCCGCGACACCTGGGCTTGGACGCTTTCGCCGATGTCGAACCACCACGCGATCATCAGCGGCAGTTGCAGCTGCAGCGGCTCGATGCCGTTCCAGGTGGTCATCGACATCTGCTCGGGCCGGTCGGTCAGCTCCCAGCCGCCGAACCCGCCGGTGTACTTGACCGTGTCGTCGCCCATCCAGAAGTACAGGTCCTCCCGCGGGTCGTCGCACGTGATCCGGACCCGCCCGGGCCGCAGGTAGCTGCGGTCGTAGATCGACTGGGCCATTAGCGGCGGGCCTGGCGGTCGGCGGTGTCCTGCGCGACGGCGGTCGCGATCAGCCGCCGGTCGAGGTAGAAGTGCGCGGTGGTGTGCGTCGCGGCAGCCATGGCGGGCGCGGCGGTGGCGCGCGGCGCGGGCAGCGGGGTGACGCGGGTGGCGCCGGGGAGTTGCACGAGTTCGGGGCCGGCCTCGCCGACGATCCCCCAGCGCGGCCGGCCGGGCGGCACGATCCCGCCGTACTGGCCGCTGAACAGCCCGGCGACACCGCCGATCTTCTTGAGGATGCCGCCGGGGATCAGGCCCTTGATCGCGCCGAGGATCGCGCCGGGCGCCGAGCGGATGCCGTTGACGATCGCGGTGACGATGTTCTTGCCGATCCGGAAGAAGTCGTTGGCGATCCGGCCGGCGGCGGCCTTGGCGGCGTTGAACGCGGCGGCGACGGCGTGCGGGATGCGCCGAACCGCGCCGACGATCGAGCCGACGGCGGAGCGGATCCGGCCGAAGTGGCGGACGATGACGATGACGGCGGCGCCGATCGGGCCGGTGAGGATCGCGACCAGCAGCGGCCAGTGGTTCTTGATCCAGCCGAACACCGCCTGCACGGCGCGGCGGAACCACCCGACCTTGCGGTAGGCGACGACGAGGGCGACGCCGATCGCGACGATCGCCAGTGGGATCAGCGCCCACACGCTGATCATGCTCAGCGACGCGATTGTGGAGGCGATCACCGCGATCCTGTAGGCGAGGAACGCGGCGGTGAGCGCGCCGAGCACGATCTTGACCAGGGTGGCGTTGCGCAGCAGCGGCTGGAAGGTCTGCGCGAACCACGCCAGCGCCAGCGTCGCCTGGTCGATCACCGGCAACAGCGCCGTGCCGAGCGACACCTTCAGGCCATCCATCGCGTACTTCAGCTCGCGCTGGCGGGCGATGTTCTCCTTGATCGCGGCGACGCTGGTGCCACCCATCGCCGCGCCGTAGCGTTGCGCGAGGCCGAGCTGCTCGCGGATCCCGGCGGACCCAGAACTCAGCAGTGGTAGGAGTGCCTGCCCTTGCCGGCCGAACAGTTTCTGGGCGAGCGCGGCGCGTTGCGCCGGGTTGCGCATCCTCTCGAACGCGTCGGCGGTCTGCAGGATCACCTGCTGGGTGTTGCCGGACCGGATCGCCTGCTGGCTGACGCCGAGCTGCTTGAACGCGGCGACCGACGCCTTGGTGCCCTGCGCAGCGCCCTGCATGTTGCGTGACAGCGCAACCAGGCCCATTGAGAACTGTTTGGAGTTGATGCCGCGCACGCGGGTGACCTCCGCCCACTGGCTGGCGGTGCGGACGTCCATGCCGGTGTTGCGTTGCAGCGCGAGCGTCGCCTTGCCGAGCTCCTCGGTCGACGACAGCGACGCTTCGATGCCGCGCTTGGCGCTGTACAGGAGGGCGGCGCCGCCGGCGACGCGGGCGAGCTGCCCGGCCATCGTCTTCCACTTCGGTGCCTGCTTGGCGGCGGTGTCAGCGCTGGCGCCGACCGCCTTGTCGGCCTGCTTGGATTCGCTGGTGACCTTGCCGATCGAGCCGGCCGCCTGGTTCATGGCGCCGGTGAACGCGGCCTGGCCGACGGCGCGCAGGCGGACGAGGATGTCTTCGGAGACCGGCATCTAGCGGCGCTTGAGGGCTTGGGCGTACTCGTTGATGACGGTGCGCGCGAGGTTCAGATCGCGGGTCTGCTGCCACTCGGCGGCGGTGCGCATGGCGTTGAGCAGCAGCTCGCGTTCGATCGGGTCGGCGCGCAGCAGCAGGTTGGGGGGGATGCCGACGGCCGCGGCCTGGCCGAGCACGACGCTCAGGTCGCGGCCGGCGGTTCCCCCGGCTCACCCGCCTGCTGCGCCCACTCCGCCAGCTGCGTCAAATGGGGGCCGAGGACGAACAGGTTGGACGCGAACACCAGGTCGACGACGTCACGCGGCGTCAGGTCCGGGTAGTCGGTGGCGGGCGGCAGCGGCGCGGCGAGCTGCTCGGCGAGCCGGCCGTCGAGGCCGCATTCGAGGTCGTGCAGCTCCCCGTCGTCGGCGCGGAACAGCACGGTCTCGCACGCACTGACCATCATGTCGATGCTGACCGCGCTGGCGCCGGTGGCGCCCGCCTCGCTCATCGCTGCGTACCGGTCCATCTCGTCGATCGCCAGCGGCCGGTAGCGGATCACGAGACGGTCGCCCCAGGGGCCGCCGACCGGCAGGTCGAGCCGGCGGACCTCGCGCGCGACCGCCGCCCGCGCGCGCAGCTGCGCGAGCACCGACCCGGCCGGCGCGTCACCGTTGCTCGCGGGTGGGGGTGGCTGGTTGGCGCCGACGACGCGGACGCCGGTGTTAGGCGACGGCGGCATCGCAGGTGAACTCGAGTTCCAGCTTGGCGACGTCGTTGCCGGTGCTGTCGGTGTCGGGCAGGTTGACCGTCTTCAGCGTGCCGGTGTAGGTGAGCGGGTCGCCGGCGCGCACCCCGGCCGGCGACAGCGGGGTGATGCCGACGGTGCCGTGCCCGGAGCCGCGGCGCGTCGAGAGCCACTTGATCAGCGGCCAGTCCCGCACGGTGTCGCAGTACCGGCCGATGGTGAGGTTGCCGGTGGTGACCGACCCGCCGAGGCTGATCTCCGGTTGCATCCCGCCGGGCCGGTACTTCGCCTCTTCGGAGTCGAGTTCGCCGCCGGATTTGGAGTCGAAGGTGCCGAGGTTGCGGCCGTCGAGGCTGCACGTCACCAGCCAGGTGTCTTCACGGGTGGGGGAGGGTGGCATCGGGCTCCTTTCCGGTTAGGCGGCCAGCGCGGGCTGGGTGCCGGTCACGGGGGCGTTAGGCAGGGTGCGGTCGGGGGCGACCCTGACGATCTCGATCTGCACCCATTCCGCGCCGGGGCTGCAGCGCAGGCTGATGACGGCGTGCAGCTCGCCGTTGGCGATGGTGGCGTCGGTGTTGACCGTCGGGCCGGTGTCGACGTCAAACGCGTCGGCCGGGGTGGCGCCGTACAGCGCGCCGGCGTTGTAGTGCGCGAGGCAGACGCCGCGCAGGTCGGACTCGAGCCGCGCCATGACCTGGTGGCGCCCGTCGATCTGGCCGAGCACGTAGTTCTCGGCGACCGCGTCGGATTCCCACGCGATCGCCATGATCAGCCGGCTGTTGCCGAACCACGTCCAGTTCGGGTCGTTGGGGCCGGCGGCTGTCCGGTACCCGTAGGTGCGGACCTGCCCGTAGACGACCTTGGCGAGCGCGACGCCGGCCTGGTTGAGCGTTTCGCGGTCGGCGTCACTGTACGTCTGGGAGAGGCCGAGCGCCTGGCGGCTGATGCCGTTGACCCCGCCGGCCGCCTGGTTGGGGTTGGCGTTGGTGGCGTCGGCGCGGGCGATCAGCCCGGCCTGCACGCCGCTGTAGGGGACGACGATGGTGCTGGGCCCAACCGGGCCGGGGTAGGTCAGCCACGGCGCCAGCGCCAGCGCGTACCGGACGCCGGGCACCCCGGTGTCGGGGGTGGCGCCCTGGAGCGCGTCGATGGCGGTGGTGAGCGCGCTGACGCTGCCGGTATCGGGCAGGTCCAGCAGCGCGCAGCGGCGCATCTGGTCGGCGTGCGCGCACAGCGACGTGTGCGCGGCGGTGCTGGTCAGGCCGGGCGCGGCGACCTGCCCGGGCCCGAGGCCATGTTCGAAGCGTGCCAGCGCGGCGTCGAGGTCGCCGCCGCCGGTGCCATCTGTGCCGGTGGTCAGGGTGGCGGTGTCACCGTCGGCGGGCAGGCCGGTGGCGGTGACGTCGATCCATTGCGAGACCTGCCCGAACGCGGCGCAGTCCGCCGCGGCGGCGCACACGCCGGAGCGGTCCACCTCGGCGCCCTGGTAGCTGACGACGAGGATGACCGGGTCGCCGGCGGCGGTGTAGCCGGGGGCGCCCTCGACGCTGACGGTGACCTGGTTGCCCCACACGCCGGGGCTGTCGGCGGTCACGGTGACCACGCCGCCGGTGCCGAGCGGGGCGGTCGCGGCGACCGCGTCGTCGGCGACGATCCGGCTGACGTAGAGCATGACGCCGCCCTCGGCGAAGTACGTGTTGACGGCGTCGTTGAGCAGCGACCCGCCGGTGCGGGCGCCGTACCGGTCGGTGTAGTCGCGCGGCGACGCGACCTTCTGCGCGCTGGCGGGGCCGCGCTCGGCGGTGCCGGCGAAGAACGCCTGGCCGGTGGTGAGGACCGGCCCGGACGGCCGGAGGTCGTCGACGATGAGGATGTCGGTGCCGGGGCGCGGCATGGTCAGGTCTCCCGTTCGGTCTTCTTGCGCGACTGGCGGCGGTCGTCGGCGAGCTTGCCGTCGTCCTGCAGCCGGTTGACGATGTCGGGGTCGGCGTCGTCGGGGATCGGCTGGCCGGGTTCGACCACCCGGCCGTTGCCGACGTCCTCGGCGTGAACGCCGGTCAGCAGCTTGGCCATCACTCCTCCAGCGGTTGTTTGACGATCTGGGTGTCGGTGGTCTGCACGGTCGGCCATTGCGGCGAGCCCAGGCCGGGCGCCGGTTCGGGCGGCATGAGCGGCTCGAGCGGCCCGGCGTGCCGGGTCAGCACGTCGTCGACCTCGGCGGCGAGGTCGACGCTGCCGATGCAGATCGTGCGGTCGTCGATCGATTCGAGGCGGTCGTAGCGTTCGCCGAGCCAGTCGACGCGGCGCAGCGCCAGCCCGTCGAGTTGCTGTTGTTGGATGAGCGCGCCGCGGATGGCGGCGGCGTACAGCCGCGCGAGACGCAGGGCGAGGCGGTTGCCGCGCGCGGCGATCATGACGCTGGCCGCGATCCCCCAGCGGGCGGTGTAGACGCCGTCGCCGTCGGCCAGCGGCGGGTCGGTGGTGCCGGGGGAGGCGACGATGATCGCCGGCAGCTGGTCCTCGGGCATCTTCTCCGCCTCGCTGCTGATCAGGTAGCTGCGCGGCGCGGCGAGCTGCCCGGGCGCCTGGCCGTGTTGACGCTCGATCTCCCATACGTAGGTGGGCAGCCAGTTCTGCAGCAGCGCGATGACGGCGTCCTCGACGTCTGAGGCGGCGACGAGCGGCTCGAACGCGGTGTTGGTCATGGCACGACGTGGTTGGCGACGGCGCGCGCGGTCCGTCGTGTCGGGTCGGGGATCCGTGGGGGCCGCGCCGGCATGTAGCGGGTGCCGCGGAACACGTAGTGGCCGTACGGGACGCGGGTGCCGATCTCGAAGCCGTCGTCGGTCACCTTGCGGTACGTCTCGGCGCCGCCGGCGACGGAGCGCGCCAGCCGGCCGGTGAGTTCGGGGACGCCGGTGATGCCGCGCTGGGTGATGCGGGCCTGCTGTTCCATGACGGCGGTCAGGTCGTGCGCGGTGGCGCCGGCGTGTCTGAGTGTGGCCTGCGCCTGACGGGCGCCGATCACCTCGACGTCAGCCACCGGGCGGCACCTCGGGGGCGCCGTAGTACGGCGACGCGGTCCAGCCGTGCACGTCGAGCACGCCGAACCGGAAGCCGACGTTCGTCGCGCCGCCGCCGCCGGGGAGGTTGCCGGTCACGCACGCCTGCACGGCGGGCATCTGCTCCGCCCACTGCGTGGCCAGTTCGGCGTACACGCTGCGGTCGGAGCGCACCTGCTCGGGGAAGTAGCTGAGCTCGACCCACATCGCGGCGCGCAACGCGACGAGCGCGGTCGCCGACTGTGCGCACGGGTCGTAGACGATGCTGCCGACCTGGGCGACGACCTCGGCGTAAGCCATGTCGATCAGCCGGCCGACCTCGGTGTCGGTGGGGCGGGTGTCGGCGTTGAACACGCCGAGCTCGCTGCCGTTGAGGTCCTTGGTGCGGGCGCGCAGCAACGCGGCGACGTCGTCGCTGGTCGGCGCGACGAGCGCCGGCGGGGTCGGGATGGTGGTCATGCGCAGGGATCGCCGGACGGGTACGGCGTCGAGGTCGACGGTGGGACGGTCAGCTGCCGGCCGGTGTACGGCTCGGGGTCGGGCAGGTCGTCGCAGTCGCAGACGTTGACCTGGAACGGGTACCAGGACGGCCGCACACCGCTGCAGTCGGCCTGGCGTTCGGGTATGTCCAGCCCGATCCCCGCCGACTTCGGCGCCTGGACCACGGCCGGCGGGGTCTCGGGCAGGGGCATGTCAGTTGCTCGCCTCCTGCGGCTGGCCGAGGGTCTGCTCGACCTGCGGGCCGGGCGGCGGGTTTATGTCGCTGTCGGGGGTGATCTCCTTGTAGGTGCTGGCACGCGCGTCGCGTGACAGCTTGAGCTCCTCCGGCGGCGCCGGCAGGTCGCTCTGCGGCTCGGCGCTTTGGCGCTGTGACTTCGATTCGGCCATGTGTGCCTCCTGCTCAGGTCGCGTCGACGATGGCGACGACGGCGCGGTTGATGTCGTGCACGAGGAACCCGATCCGGGTCTCGTAGCGCACCGCGGTCAGGTTCTCCTGGAACAGCTTGCGGTCGGTGGCGCCGTCGTTGACGGTCGCCTCGGTCGAGGTGGTGACGGTGACGTCCTTGCGGATCCGGACGTGCAAGTTGGGGCGGTAGGCCACGAAGCCGACGATCTTGGTCGCCGCGACGGCGTCGGCGACGTTGTTGAGGTTGTTGCTGTTGAACGTCTGCATGCCGTAGAACGGGTCCAGGGCGGCGCCCGGCCCGTACACCGGCTGGGTGGTGTCGACGCTGGAGCGGGCGTCACGCAGTGCCTGGTTGAACCCGAAGCCGATCAGCGCGCCCATCTGGGCGACGTTGCCGTACCCGTTGGCCTCCAGGCGGCCCATGGCCGCCGAGACGGCGCGGGCGAGCGCGTCGGCGCTGGCCTGGGCGTACTCGACCGTCTGCGTGGTGTTTCGCAGCATCGAGTCGAACACGCCGGTGATGTTGGTGCCGGAGTCCTTGCCGACGGCGTTGGCGTCGATTGAGTCGGCGATCGCGGTCCTGACACCGGAGTCGACGAGCACGTTGAGGTCGCCGCCCTGGACGTCCTCGATCATCTCATCGGTGAACAGCACGACGCTCGCGAACTTCTTGACGTTGAGCAGCGACTGTCCGAACTCGGCGCCGGTGGCGGGCTTGACCGCACCCTCCCCGACGGGGGCGGCGGTCGGCGTGCCGAGCCAGACGCCGAACTGAGTCTGGCGTGAGCCGGTGGCGCGGCTGTCGAGAGCGAGCGCGATCGCGCCGGACTGGACGAGCAGTCCGTTGACGAGAACGTCGCCCTGGTCGGGCGCGAGCAGGTAGCCGCCCGCGTTTGGGGCGGCGCCCGAGATGGGGATCTGATTGGCCATGGGTCCTCCTGGCGCCCCGCGGGGCGCCGGGTGTCACCGTTGCTGGCGGCCGAGCAGCCCGAGCAGGAAGTCGTTGTGAGCCTGCTCGGGCGGCTTCTTGGCGGCCGGCGTGTCACGCACGCCGCCGTCGAATCCCGCCGGTGGCGGTGAAGTGGTCTGGTTTCGCTGCCGGTAGGCGATCAGCGCGTCCGCGAACTCCTCGATCTCGTCGCGTGTCGTGCCCTGTAGCAGCGGCACGTCTTGGGCGCTGAAGCCCTTGTCGGCGGCGACATGCAGTCGGAGCAGCTGCGCCTCGGCCTCGACCGCGCGCCGTTCGCTCTCGGCGGCGCGGGTGGCGAGCTTCTCGCTCTCTGTCTTGTCGCGGTCCTCCAGTTCGCGCAGGCGGCTCTCGAGCTCGCGTGCACGCTTGTCACCGGCCTTCCGGGCGTCACGCTCGGATTTCAGGGCGGCCCGCAGGCCGTCGGCCGACTCGCCGCCGTTACCCGTCTCGGGCGTCGCGGCGTCTGGCTGGGGTGTCGGCGTCTCGCCGGCGGGGGTGCTGGTATCGGGCGTCGCGCCCGTGTCGTCCGTCACGGACAACTCTCCTGTGTCGGGGCGCCTACACGCCCGGTGTGGTCACTGGGGACTGGCCGGCGCCGGGTGGCGGCGGCGGTCCGGTGTTCAGCGTGGCGCCCGCCGGCGGACGGTCCGGCAGGCCGGCAAGGCGCTTCATGTCGGCGATCTGCTCCGGCGTGTAGCCGAGCTCCAGCCACACCGTCTCCAACGGCACGCTGAGCGTGCGCTTCTTGACGGCGGCGTCAACCAGCTCGGCCAGCGTCGACCGTTCCGGGTCCTCCCACAGCACGTCGATGTCGGCGCGGCTGACGGTGCGCCCGGCGGCCTGCAGCGCGAGCGCCATCGCCTCCTCCCACGCGTCACTGAAGTACAGGATCTTGGTCTTGCACTTGGACACGAGCGTGGCCTCGGCGACCTTCAGCGCGTCCCCGGACGCGTTGACGACCTGCCCGAGCATGTAGTGCGGCGGGGTGGACGTCTGCGCGGCGAGGTCCTGCCGGAACTGGCCGATCGCGGTGACGAAGTTATTGAGATCGGTGGCGGGCAGGTCGGAGACCTTGGCGTCCGTGTTCTCGAACGTCCACAGGCGGCTCATGGCGGCGACGATCTCCGACCGGCCGAGCGGCCGGCCGGTCTCCGGGTCACGGGGAATCTCGACACCGGTCAAAACGCGCTGGCGGAACGCGCCGAACTCGGACGCGACAAGCATGTCGGTGCACAGCTTGTTGATCGCGTTTTGCAGCGGAATCGCCGGGTCGAGGTCGGAGCGGCCGCCGCCAAGCAGCCCGGGCGTGTTCGACAGCGGGATGACGGGGACGACGCCGAACGGGTTGGGTACGGCGCCGCCGGGGCGCGGCTGCCAGTTGATGGTGCCGGCGAGCCCCATGATCCCGTCGACGCTGGCGTCCTCGGATCGGAACTTGAGCACGTAGTCGGGCAGGTAGACGGTGGCGTACTCATAGCCGTCCTCGCCGGTCCAGCGTTTCAGCGCGGCGAGCCGAGTGCGCCGGTCGCCGGGGTCGGTGGCGACGACGACCTGGGCGGCGTGCTCGACGGTGATCCGCGGCCCGTCATCCCCGCCGGGATCGACGAGCAGGTAGGCGGTGCCGACCTTGCCCGCCTCGGTGTGCGCGATCACCGACTCGACGTCCATCGCGTTGGTCTGCCAGATCCGCCAGGCGTCCTCGTCGGCACGCACCTCGTCCGAGGTTTTGAAGCCGATGATCCGCAGCCGCTCGACCGGGGCGTCAACGACGATCTGGCACCAGTTGTCGGCGAACGCGCCGAACAGGTTGCCGAACGCCTCCTTGAACTTGCTGGTGGCGAACTGGAGCGGGTGGTCGCCGTCGTAGTACGCCTCGGGTACGGCGACGCGTTCGCGCTGCGCGTCCAGGCGCGGGGCGAGAACCTCGAGCCAGTCCTGCGGGGTGCGCTGGCCGGTCCGCCGGCTGGCGGCGGGCGGGGGGGTGAGAAGGGCGCTCACAGAAAGGCGTAGCCGTCGCGCGGCTGGCCGGGGCCGTGCTGCGCACGCGCCTCCCACGCCAGCACGCACGCGAACGCGGCGTCGATCGGATGGCCGCGCCGCACGTCGGTGGTCAGATACGGCAGGTTGCGCTGCCGCGCCAGCTGCGCGGCGACCATGTGCCCGGCGACGCGACGGTCACCGTCATGGGTGACCAGAGCGGCGCGCGCGTCGGCGCGGAAGCGTTCGGTGATCTCCGCCGTGCGCGCCGACGGCCGGTCGATCGGCACGCCGGTCGCGCGCCGCCGGCCGAGGATGTGCCCCCAGCCGTCGACCAGGCTGGCGCGCTCCGGCGTGTAGCACGCGAACAGGGCGACGACGCGTTGACGCTCGAGCGTGTCGGCCATGGTCGCGTCGATCTCGTCGGCGTCGATGTCGTGCTCCCACACGCCGAGGCTGAACAGCCGGCCGTCGTCGCGGCGGCACGCGACCAGCGCGCAGCCCTCCGCCCCCCGGAAGCCCAGCAGAACCTCCTCACGGTCCCCCAGGACGCCCGGGCGGGCCAGGCCCCTCCATTCCTCCAACGTGAGGTAGCCGGCCT